CAAGAAGATCCAGAGTGGTTAGGCGTTAGGTTTAAGGCCAGTGAAACAAACATAATAGATGAGCAAGAATTAAAAGCTGCCCAGCGATTAATGTCCAGGGACGCCTTCCAACAGGAATTTGAAACAAGTTTTTCTGCTGCTATTGTTGGCGCTTACTACGCTGATGAATTACAGCAAATGTCAGACGATGACAGAATATGTTCTGTACCGTATGAAGCAGCAGTACCAGTTCACACTGCCTGGGACTTGGGTGTTTCAGATGCCACAGCCATTGTATGCTTTCAGTTAGTCGGTAGGGAAGTCAGAATAATAGACTACTACGAGAGTTCTGGCGTAGGATTGCAGCACTACTTTAAATGGCTTAAAGAACAACCATACGTATGGGGCGAACACATACTGCCACATGATATAAAAGTAAGGGAATTAGGATCTGGACGTACCAGGCTAGAGACATTGCAGTCATTTGGAATACATCCCACGATACTGCCTAACGAAAGTGTAGAGGATGGCATCAACGCTGTAAGAGGCATTTTATCCAGGGTCTACATTGACCAAAAGAAATGCGACAGACTAATACAAGCGCTCAGACAATACAGAGCAGAATACGATCAAAGACTAGGAACATTAAAATCAAAACCCTTCCACGGTTGGGAAAGTCATGCAGCAGATGCTGTACGATACATGGCAATGGGACTACCAGCTGGTGGATCCTTTGGCACTGACTGGGGAAGTAAACCAAACATAGACAATTCATGGATAGTGTAATGGATGACTTAAAAATAATAGGATCATTAAAGGCCGAAATGCGTGATACAATTGGTTACGATGCCGATGAACTTATTGAAAGACGTACAGAAAATTTAAAGCGTTACGAAGGCGAGTTAATTGGTGACGAAAGATTTGGACGGTCACAAGTAATTACCAGGGACGTATTGGAAACAGTGGAAGGCGTAATGCCATTCTTTATGCGTGTCTTTTACTCAACTGATGACGTAGTTAAATTTGAGCCTGTCGCTGACGATGACATAGAATTAGCTGACCAAATGACATTATTTTCTAACCACGTTTTAAAGAAACAAAACGAAGGATTTAACATTATACATACTTGGGTTAAGGACGCTCTTATAAGTGATATGGGCGCTGTTAAGTATTACTATGACACGCAAGTAGACACTGAAGTTGTATACTATGAAGGTTTGACTGACGAAGAGTTGACTGCACTTGAATTAGACTTTGTTGATGACGTTGTAGAGCATACATCAAGAGACAATGAGGAAGCTGTTCCAGAACCAATTACGGATGAAGCTGGTGAGATTGTTGACTACACGCAACCAAAATTACATGACATTAAATGCAGAAAAACTAAACCAAGAAATAAAATAAAAATAGAAAATGTTCCACCAGAGGAAATAATGGTTTCACGTAAAGCCAGGAGCATGAACTTAGATGACTGTCCATACTTAGGACACAGAGTAAGGAAAACCGTATCAGATTTAATTGCTATGGGTTTCGACAGTGAAAAAGTATTAAGCATTCCATACGGTGCTGACGAATACGACACTGATGAACGCCTGGAAAGATTTGACGATACAAATATTGCCAATGACAAAAAAGATACAGTAGACCCCTACTCTAGGACAGTTTACGTCATTGAGCATTACATTAGACTAGACACTGACGGTGACGAATACGCTGAACTGTTAAAGATTGTCACTGCTGGTGGTTACGATGCAATGGAGATCCTAGACATACAGGAAGTCAATGAAATACCGTTTGCGTTATTCTCACCCATTATGCTTCCACACAGAGTATACGGTTTAGGTGTTGCGACACTGGCAACTGAAATAGAAAAACTTCACACTGCGTTACTTAGGCAAATGATGGATAGCCTTTACTTATCTACGTCACCTAGAATGTTAGCAGTCGATAACCAGGTAAATATTGATGATTTGTTAACAGCTGAAGTAGGTGGCATTGTAAGAGCAAAGTCATTAGACGCTGTAAGAGAATTACCAGTCAGTGACGTGTCCAAGCAAGCTATGCCTATGATGCAGATGCTAGAGCAAATGAGAGCGCAAAGAACTGGCGTCAGTCAAATGGCAATGACACTAGACCCTACTATTGCGCAGAATGAAACTGCTACTGCTGCACGTATTAACCAGGACGCAGCTGGCGCACGATTAGAGTTAATGGCGCAGACATACGCTGAGACAGGATTAAAGAGATTAGTCAAAGGTATATGCAAGCTAGGATCCTTACACTATGACGAAGAAATGATGATTAGATTAAAAGGGTCAGCTGTGCAAATGAACCCAAGAAAATTTAATAATGACTTAGATTTATCAGTTAACGTGGGTCTTGCTGGCAATAAGGAAAGACAAATACAAATGACGTCAATGCTTATCCAGGATATGGCAAACATATTCCAGTTGGGTGGCGCAGACAACATGATAGTCAATCCTAAAAATGTTTACGCAGCTGCCCTGGCAAAAGCTGACGCAATGGGCATCAAAGGCGCTGAAAAGTTCTTTACAGATCCAGAGCCAGCAATGCAGCAAGCAGCGCAAATGGCGCAGTCTCAGCCACCTCAGAAAACACCAGAAGAGCAATTAGCTGACGCACAAACTGAGGCAGCCAGAATAGAAGGCATTACAGCATTACAACGTATTAAGCTAGACGCAGAAAAAGCACAGAAGGATCTAGAGTTAAGGGAGAGAGCATTAGAACTAAAAGAAAAGGAGCTTGAAGTAAAAGCTGCTGGTATGGATGAAGACCAGGATATTAAGCGTGAAGGCTACATAAAAGACATTAAGATAGCTGGTATGAAGTAATGGGAAGTCCAAACGTAAAAGGCCTACTAACAGAAATACTGACTGAGCAAGCTGGTGAGTTCACGCCATACAATCCAATGCCAGCACTGCAATCAAGAGACACTACACTTAAAGAAAAGATAACTAATTTTCTAGGTCAAAATATATTTGAGGGTGGAAGATCTGGTCAACGAATGGCGCAAAATATTATGGACTTTGCAGACTACACGCCAGTATCTCCATTGTATAATGCACCACAGGCATTTATGGATGTACAGCAAGCTGCTAATTTAAAAAGCGCTATACTGCCAGCGTTAATGTTTGGAGCAGAATTATCTGGTACTGGTGGCATAACTAAAAAAGCAGCAAATAAAGCAAAAAATATTTACGATGCAGCGCCATTCAGTAAAGCAGAATACAGTGGCGCAGCACCAGACAGAAGCAAGTTAACATTTTTACGTTACAAACCAAAAGACTTGCCTCCGAGAATGGTATCAGCATTAGAAGCTATTGACGCCCCAAACAGTGCGTTTAAAGCTGAAATGATAAAGGACATTAAAAGAGGCCAGGAATTAGGTGGAGACAGTTGGTATAACACAGAAGAATTAAGAGACTGGTTTATTAATGAATTAGGTGAAAAGAATGGTGACGCACACTGGCGCCACTTTATGAGTTTAATGGGTACAACGTCACCTGGATCAAAAGTTGATGCAAATATAGGCAATGCAGCATTTGTTAGAAAGAGAATGCTAGACAATGAAGTTGTTCCAGGATCAAACAAAACTTACTTGCAAGCATTAAAAGACGTCACAAAATTAAATGACGCACAAATACTAGCTAAAACAAGAGCAGAAGGTTTTGGACACAAAACTGGTGGCGCTCAAGAAATGGCAACAGCACGATACGTGCAAGGTGGATACGAAGGATCTACGCAACCTGGCGTAGCATTAACCAAATCAAGTATGGTAGAAAATCCAAAGCCAAAAGGTTTTACGCAAAGTCTCATTGGCAATCAAACTAATATTGCTGCTGACTTGCATTTCACCAGGTACATGGCAATGGCGTCTGGTAGTCCAGATTGGTTAGGAAACAGCGCAGACGTAGGCAAGCAATTTAAAGAAGAAATACTGGCGCAGTATCCAAAAGCTAAAAAGTATTTTACGTCACGTAAAGTCGGTGACAAAGTCCAGGACGTGTTTGCTCCAAAGAAAGCTGTGAAAGATGGCGTAGTTCCAATGGACGCAATTAAAGACCAGCCAACTGTATGGACAGACAGACCAAATGACAATGAGTACGCAGCCTTTGAAGAATATATAAGAAAATTAGCTGACGAATTAGACATGACGCCATCGCAAGTCCAGGCAAACTTATGGATGGGCGCAGCTGACAGGACAGGCGTAGACCCATCAAGCCAGGGTACTTTTATGGAGTTATTTAGAACCAGGGCAGCTAAAAGAGCAGAAAAGGAAGGCATAACACAAGCACAAGCTATACGTAATTTTATACGTAATGAAGGCAGTGGACTGCTGGCATTACCAATTGCTGCTGGTGGCGCATACAATATTTATGGGGGCATGAATGAAGAAAATTAGTAAAGGCGAAGCAGAACAAAATGCAGCGCACGCCAGGTCAATACTTGAAGACAGAATTTTCATTGAAGCCGTACAAGAATTAAAACAGACATACACTGACGCACTACTAAGAGCGCCAGCGACAACAGATACAGACCGTGTGGGTCTGGTAAGGTTACGTGATAGCGTAAATATAGTGGACACATTTGTTAACCACTTGGAGCAACGCCTGGTGACAGGCAGCCTCCACGGCAAAGAAGCCGATAACATAAGAAACTTAAAAATAGTTTAAGGAGAATATAAAATATGGCAGAACAACCAAACGGCAATCCTGTTACAGGGAACCGTGAAGCAATGGAAGCCACCCAGCAAGCGTTCTTAAAAGAGATGGAGAGCCAGGAAACTGCTCCAACCACAGTTAACGAACCAAAGCAACCAGCCACAGAAGTAGCACCAGAAGCACCAGAGCAAGAGGCCAATCAGACAACTGATGACGGTTTAGAGTTCCTGGATGAAGAAAGTGATACAGATGAGGCGCCCCTCGAAGACACAACTGAAACCGAGGTGACAGAAGAAATTGATGACGCACAACGTGTGATTGACGAAAATCAACTCGACAATTACCGTATACTTACAAAAGTTAATGGAGAAGAGAAATACTTACCGTTATCTGAAATACGTAAGGGTTATCAAATAGACGCTGTCAACACCCAAAAGTCCCAATCTTTAGCTGAAGAAAGACAAAAAATTCAACAGCGTGAAGACGAACTGAGTAAGGTGATCCCATATCTAAGTCAAGCTGCTAATCAGTATACCCAGAAACTTCAATCTGAGATAGTTCAACCAGACAAGACACTGGAGCAGACAGACCCAATTGAGTACAACCGACAAGTTGCAGACTACGTGATGAAGACCCAGGAATTAGCGCAAGCTAAAGAAGAGGCCAGGCAAGCGCAAGAAGCTGCACAACAGCAAGCACTTGTACAACACCAGCAACGTGTTCAAGATGAGTATGTAAAGTTACAAACTAATATACCCCATCTAAAGGATCCTGTTAAACGCCAAAAAATATCTAAGGAAATGGCAAAATACGCTAGCGAGATAGGCTACAGCAATGAGGAATTTTCTCAACTGTTTGACCATCGAGATGCCACAACTTTATTTAAGGCAATGCAATGGGACAGGCTCCAGGCAAGGAAACCGACTACCCTTAAAGAAGTCGCAGCCAAGCCAAAGGTTGGAACAATTAAGTCATCAGCCAGACGCAGTAACAATGAAATTGGACAACAAAGATATAAGGATGCAAGAGCAAAATTAAAGAAGACTGGTGATGTAAGAGATGCAGCAGCAGTATTCCTTAATCACGTTTAATTTAACCTCAATTTTCATTTTATGGAGAATATATTATGGCATTAGCTACTAACGCCTTGACCTCATATTCAGCTGTTGGTAATCGAGAAGATTTACAAGATACTATTTATTCTATCGCACCAACTGACACGCCAATTATGAGTTCTATAGGGCAAACTTCAGCAGCAGCGACAACGCACGAATGGCAAACAGATAGCCTTGCAGCAGCTGCTTCTAATAACGCTCAACTTGAGGGTGACGAAATTTCTGTCGCTGCAAGTTCTGCAACATCCAGGATTACAAATATTTGTCAGATCATGAATAAAACCGTGACTGTCACTGGATCGCAAGAAGCTGTAAACAGTGCTGGCAGAGCGTCAGAACTGGCTTATCAACTTGCCAAGCGCAGTAAAGAGCTAAAGAGAGACATCGAGGCTACAATTACTGCAAACCAAGGTCAAACAGCTGGCAACGCTACTACTGCTAGAAAGATGAGAGGACTACCATCCTGGTTAGCTACAAACGTAAGTTTAAGTAGTGGATCTACTAATGGTGTTAATGCATCTGCTATTACAGCTGGTAGAACTGATGGAACTCAAAGAGCGCTTACTGAAGCAATCTTGAAGGACGTCATTAAGCAAGCATGGGACGAAGGTGGTGAACCTACAGTCGTAACTGTCGGATCTTTCAATAAGGGTGTTATCAGTGGATTTACTGGTAGATCCCAGGCAAGGCAAAACATTGCAGCAGACAGCATTCAAGCAGCAGCTGCACTCTACATTGGTGACTTTGGCACATACACAATTACGCCAAATCGTTTCCAACGTGCAAGAGATGCATTTGTCTTAGATCCTTCAATGGCATCACTGGCTTACTTAAGACCAGTTCAAACTATTGAATTAGCGAAAACTGCTGACGCTGAAAAAAGAGCGCTTATTACTGAATTGACATTAGTCATCAATAATGAAGCTGCTCACGGTGGAGCATTCGACCTATCAACATCGTAATTCCTGTTTTTCCTCCAGGATTACTTGGGGCGCTCTTAGGGGCGTCCCTTTTTTTATAGGATTTTTATGAAAAAATTATTAGACAAAACTGCTAATGGTAGGATCAACGAATACTTTGACTACGATCCAATAACGCAAAAAGTAACAATTTACAGAGAAGAACACGTAAATCCATTAGTTGATTTTGCGCAAGCGCTACACAATGAAGCGCCTTTAGATAAAGACATGAAATTAGCTGCAATGGTTCCAGATCATGTACTGACGCACGCCCTACAAAATAAATGGGGCGATGACGATTGGAAGAGATGGGCAAATAATTCTGACAATAACAAATTACGTATTTATAAAGGAAATTTATAATGGCGTTAAATACTTACGCATTATTGCAAACATCAATAGCTGATCAGTTAAATAGAACTGACTTAACAGCTGAGATTAAAGACGCAATACTGTTAACAGAAAAAAGATTAAACAGAGTATTAAAATACCCAAAATTAGAGAAGCGTGCCACTGCCACACTTAACGCAGAATTTGAAGCAGTGCCATCTGATATGCTGGAAATGGTCAGTATTAAACTAAAGACAAACCCAGAGAGTACAGTTGAGCAAGTATCATACGATCAATTACATGAACTTGTGCCGTCAACGTCTACTGGCAAGCCACGATACTTTGCCAGGCAAGGCAAGGAATTAACATTTAGGCCAATACCAGACGCAACAGGCTACACAGCAGAACTTATTTACCAGGCAGAAATAGCAGAATTATCAGACAGTAATACGACTAATGACGTGTTAACTGATTTCCCAGATTTATATCTTTACGGCTCACTTATACACATGGAGGCACACGTAAAGAATGACGAAAGAATTGCCCTTTGGACAACACTCTTTAACGAGGCATTACTAGAGGCGCAAAAGAACTCCCAGGCAAGTAAATACGGTGGGGGATTACTAAGAATGAAACCAGGCTTTGCAGTTACATAAGGAGAAACAATCATGTCTGCTTTAACAAATGACGCTGAGAATATCATGTTAGATATTTTACTTGGCAAACGAACATCCCAAGACGGTGGAACTACTATCACTGCTAATATGTACACTGCTTTGGGTTTATCAACATCAATATATGTTGGTCTTCACACAGCATCACCAGGAGAAGCTGGATCTACATCTAATGAATTAAGTGGTAATAACTATTCTAGAACATTAGCAGCATTTGATGCAGCTTCTAGTGGAGCAAGTGATAATAGTGGTTCTGTAGAGTTTCCAATAGCTAGTGGAACTTGGGGAACAATATCACATTTTAGTCTACATACTGCGTCAACTGGTGGAACAATGTTAGTTCACGGTGCTGTTACAACATCTAAATCTGTAGTCAGTGGAGATACAATTAGATTTTCAGCTGGTGACTTAGACATAAGTATTGACTGATGGCATTAGTAATAGCTGACAGAGTTAAGGAAACAACAACTTTAACTGGGACGTCAAATGCAATAAATTTAGGTGGTGCGTTTACTAGCTTTGCAACTTTTGCAAGTAAATTATCAAATGCTGACACAACTTATTACTGTATAGAAGATACGAGTGGTGGCTTTGAAATAGGCCTGGGAACTTACAATAGTTCATCTAATAATATTGCCAGGACAACAATACTTAAAAGCAGCAACAGTAATAACGCTGTCAATTGGTCTTCTGGTAGTAAAACAGTATTTATGACTGTGCCAGCAGATAAGTTTTTTATTAAAGACGCAAACGGTAACAATTCAAGTATAGATGCAAAAGCTCCATTAGCTTCACCAGCATTAACTGGAAATCCTACAGCACCAACTCAATCAGCTAGTGATAACTCTACAAAAATAGCAACCACGGCTTATGTAGATAATCAAGTCGCAACAGAAAATACCATTGCTGAAATGGATGATGTAACGATTACAAGTATTAGTGATAATGAAATTTTACAGTACAATAATTCAACCTCAAAATTTGAAAATCAAACACTAGCAGAAGCTGGGATACTTACTGGCAATGAAACTATCACATTAAGTGGTGACGTTAGTGGTTCTGGCACTACTTCAATTGCAGTTACAATAGCTGACGATAGTCATAATCATACCATAGCCAATGTTGATGATTTGCAAACAACTTTAGATGCAAAAGCTAATTTAGCTGGTGGCACATTTACTGGTGATGTAACCATAACATCCACTGATGATGGTGCTACAGCTGACCCAACTTTGACTTTATATAGAAACTCAGCAAGTCCAGCAGATAGTGATGATTTAGGAAGTATAGAATTTAAAGGTAGAAATGATAATTCAGAAGATGTTGTATATTCTCAAATATTATCACGAATAAATGATGCTTCAGACGGCACTGAAGATGGTCAAACATTTTTAAAAGTAAAAGAAAATGGAAATCTTACAAATCGTATACAAATTGCTGGTAATGCTAAAACTACTTTTTCTGGTAAAGATGTATCTTTAAATCAAGTAGATTTAGTTTTTGAAGGTTCTACAGCAGATGCAAATGAAACAACTTTAACTGTAGAAGACCCTACGTCAGATAACACCATAACATTACCAGATACTGATGGAACAGTATTAACAACTGGTAACTCAGACACACCGACAACCACAACTTCTTCTAGTGATGCAGACTTTGTATTAGTAGATGATGGTGGCACAATGAAAAAGATTACTCCTACTAATTTAGGCATAGGAAGTGGTGCAACAAAAGGCTTTGCAACAGCTATGGCTATAGCACTTTAAGGAAAATATATGGCACAAGATTTTGAACGTACAATAACTAAAGATATAGATGCTAGTCTGACCGATATAAGGGCAACATCTAATTCAGATGATGCAATAGTTGGTTTAAGATTAGCCAATACTTCAGCTTCTACGATTGTTGCTGATGTAGCAATAACTGATAACTCAGATAATGTTACAGCTTACCTAATTAAAAATGCACCAATACCAAGTGGTTCATCATTAGAACTTATAGATGGTGGTGCAAAGATTATCCTACAATCTGGAGATAAATTAAGAGCAAAATCAGATGCAACAAACTCTATGGATGTTGTTGTGTCAGCAGTAGATACAATATCGGAGTAAAATATGGGTCACGTTGGAAAAACAGTAACACAGAATATAGTATCTGGTAGTGAGATAACTGATGGTACAGTTACTGGTGCAGATTTAGCTAGTGATATTGCAATCAGTACAAGTGGTGCTACTGCTCTTACTAATAAACTTACTGTATTAGCATCTGATGGAACAGTTGATAATGAATTTGTTGTAGATATTCGTAATGATGAAGCAACAGATGATAGGTCATACGGACTAAGAGTAAGTGCTGGTTCAACTTCTACTGACAGAGCATTGGATATATTAGACCATGCTCAAGCAAATACTTTATTAAGGTCAGATGGTAATGGTCTTATAGTAAAGCCACAAACACCTATAGTATCAGCAACAAAAAGCACTACAAGTTCTCAAACAATAAGTGGCACTACCTATTATGTTATAGATGGTCTTGATAGTGGAAGTGGAAATTCCCACTCAGTAAACAATAAAAGTTATTTTGATAGTAGTACTTCAAGATATACAAATCCATCTGGCAATCATCAAATATATGTTCATGCTACTTTAACTGCTTTATTTGGAATAACAAAACCTAGTAGTGGAACAAACTGGGGTATTCTATCAATAAGAAAAAATGATAGTGGTGGTTTATCAAATAATTATCCAGTTTATGCTTATAGAGAAATAAATCCTAATAGTGGTGGTGCTGGCACTGTTGCTTGGGAAACTTTAAATGTTACCTGTGTTGTTAGATTAAATGCTGGTCAATACATTGAACCAGTTTTTAGTGGTAGTGCTGGAGTAATAATGAAAGTACACCCAGGTGTTTACACTAACTTTACAGTAGCACAAATTGCATAGGAGATAAAATGGCTGAAGAATTAAAAGAAGAAGAAATAAATGAAGAAGACTTATGTGTTCGTGAACAAGAAAGAATACAAAGAGAAAAAGAAGATAAGGGAAAATAAATGCCATACATAGGAAAAAGTTCAGACGGCTTTGGAATAAGAGAAAGGTATCGCTACTCTGCGAGTGGTAGCCAAACAGCATTTACTGGTAGTGACCTTGATAGCAAGACACTTCAGATAGATAGTGGTTCTCTTGTAGATGTATATCTTAATGGTGTTCTGTTAGATACAGCAGATTATAATACGTCGACGGCAAATACAGTTACATTAACCAGTGGTGCTACAGCTTCTGATGAAGTGATGATTGTAGTGTATGATGTCTTCAGCTTATCTGATGCTATGCCTAAAACTGGTGGTACGTTTACTGGTGCTGTAACTCATACTGGTGCTTTTACTTCTGTTGGTATAGATGACAATGCTGACGCAACTGCTATTACGATTGATAGTTCAGAAAGAGTAGGAGTAGCTAATACAAGTCCTTTAGTAAAACTTGATGTAACTGGTTCAAATTCTCCTCCACCAACAAGTGGAACAAGTCAAACTGGTTCTTTAAGATTAGGTCAAGGTGCTGGTAATGGTGTTGTGGATATGGGTTTTGACACTACAAACACTCAAGGTTGGATACAAGCAACAAACAAAGCCAATCTAGCAACTAATTATAAATTAACTTTAAACCCAAATGGTGGTGCTGTAACCATTCCAAAGCAACCTTGTTTTAGAGCAAGACGTACAAACACTGCTGGAACTACTCAAGGGTTTCAAGGTAATATTATTTTTGACTCAAAGACATTAGATTTGGGAAATAACTATACTACAAGTAATGGAAGATTTACTGCACCAGTAGATGGAACTTATTATTTTAGTCATGCTGGTTTAGGTTCTAGTGGAACTGGTGCTTCTATTCATTCAAGTGGTGCTAGTTGGCATTTAGAGTTTTTAAAAAATGGTTCAAGAACTGGATTTCAATTTTATCATTATGCTAATAATCCAACTGCTGGTGGTACTCAAAGTGAATATGTAAATGCATACGTTGATATGGTTATTACATTATCGGCTGGTGACTATATAACAATTCAATTACCAGATGGCACTGACAGTTATTATTCAGATACTAGCACCTACTATGACACCTACTTTCAAGGTTTTTTAATAGGATAAATAAAAGGAAAATAAACTATGACAGATTATACTGTAAAATTAACAGACACAGAGGACAAGGCTATGTCTTACTGTGCTGTATCTACTCAAGATTGGGTAGACAATGCTCTTAAGAACAGAGCAAGAATAGCCAAAGATGAAATCATTGCAGTTAACATGGCTCATTGTAATGCAAATGGAATAGCAATAGCTACTGGTGAAGATGCACAAGTTGCACAAGCCTTTGATTTGAAAGTTGTAAAAACAGCTAAAGAAGTTAACGAAGAAGCTTCAAAACAAACGCCACCAAGTGGAGATTAATTAGATGCCATACATAGGTAAAAGCACTGGAGAAAGCATAATATGAGTAGAGCAAGAACATTCGCAGATTTAGCTAGTGCTAGTGAAGCTGGGAGTTTAGCTAGTCCTAATATTGTAGTAAATGGTGATATGTCTGTTGCACAAAGAGGTACAAGTGCTACTACAAATACTGGGTATCAAACTGTAGACAGATTTCAAACAGGAACTTCTGGTGTTGATGAAAGTCCTAGTCAAGAACAAGCTGATGTATCTAGTGGTACTACACCATATACTTTGGGATTTAAAAAATCTTACAAAATAACAAACGGAAATCAAACAGGTGGTGCAAGTGCTGGAGATATTATAGATGTAAAATATCGTTTTGAAGCTCAAGACGTTGCAACAAGTGGTTGGAATTTTAAGTCATCTTCTAGTTTTGTTACTTTAAGTTTTTGGGTAAAATCAAGTGTTGCACAAAACTTTTTTGCTCATATTATAACGCTTGATGGAACACAATATAATTTTCCTTTTTCAACAGGCACTTTAACTGCTGATACTTGGACAAAAGTTACAAAAACAATTTTAGGTAACTCTAATTTAACTATCAATAATGATAATGGGAATGGTTTAGAAATTAGGTGGGGGTTATTTTATGGTACGGATAGGACTGCAAGTGTTAGTGAAGACACTTGGGTGGCTTATAACAATACACAAAGAACACCAGACAATACCTCAACTTGGTACACAACAAATGATGCAACATTTGAACTTACTGGTGTTCAGTTAGAGGTAGGACAAGTTGCTACACCTTTTAAACATGAAAGTTTTGCAGATAATTTAGCTAGATGTCAAAGGTATTTTTATGCTCCAGTACATAAAGGAACAGCATCTTCTTATTTTGGTACTGGTTTTTATTATAATTCTAGTTTAATGTTAGGATTTCTACATCATAAAGTAGAAATGAGAGCAAATCCAACATTAACTTCTTCAACTGGAACTGGAGATTTTGCTTTATTACGATCTGGTGCAACGGATGCTGTTGATGATTTTGCTCTTAATTCAACTAATACTTTAGGTACTTCAATTATAAATAATTCTGATGCAAGTGGCACGGCTGGAGATGCTGGAGGTTTGTATATAGTTGATGCTACTAATGCTTTCCTTCATTTAAGTGCAGAATTATAGGAATTATTATGGACATTAAAAAAACAATAACAAATGCAAAATATAGAAAAGCTATAGGCACAGACACAATAAGTTGTGTTGCTTGTGAGATAGATGGACAAAAAAGTTATGTACCATTAGATGAAGCAAATACAGACTACGCTGAAATCAAACGACAAGTTGATGCAGGTGAACTAACAATAGATGATGCTGATTAATGCTAGGCCATTACCCTTTATCAGCGCATTCCATTGCGTCTGCTGGTCATAAATTCCAGGATCTTATTGCAAGTATTTCATCAGCGTTAACTGTTTCATCAACTGTTGTATTAATTAGAGAAAACGCAGCCAATAGACCTACAACTGTCGTAGGGTCAGCTACAATAAAACTAATCAATGGTGCAGATGGTAGCGCAAGTTCATCCCTGGCAACGTCTGGTGGAATGACAGCAATTTTTTCTGGGGCAGCAAATGTATCAACGTCTGCTACAACGACAGGCGCTGTAAAGTTAATACGTAATGCAAGTGGAAATACATTAACAGCTGTTACAAGTGCTGGTTCTATAAATTTAATTAGAGGTGTAGATGGTTCTGTATCAGTTGCTGTAAATCAAAGTACTGAAATGGACGCAATACTAGCACTAGTGGCCAACGTAACAGGCACTGCGCCTATGACAGCATTACTAACTATACTAGGTGACATTTGGACAGTACAAAACGCAAGTTCAACGTCATTTAGTACGCAATCAGCAGCTAGTACAAGTTACGCAGAGCAAGCCACAACAACAACAGAATATTTGGTACAATAATGGCAAAAAAACTATTTTCAATTAGAGGATCACAATTAACTGAAAGTGGTATTTTTAAGTCTACTCATGCCTTGGACGCACCGTTATGGACAGATGGCGTAAACGTCATATTTAAAAATGGTGGCGCACAAAAGATTGGTGGAAGTACACAAGTCGCAACACAAAGTGTGACAACACCAGTAAGAGGCGCAGAGGCTTATCAATTAAGTGACAATATCCAAAGGTTGTTTTTTGGCACTACAGATAAATTATACATGTATGTCCCTGGAACTGGAATTACCCAGGAAGGCACTGGCTACAGTGGTAATGAACATGAAGGCGCTACTAGCATTGCAACAACTTGGTCATTTACGTCATTTGGAGATCTTGTAATAGCAACTAACGGCACGTCAGCGCCTCAAATATGGAAACTAACAACTGACGCCTTTGCAGCGCTGTCAAGTGAAACAAATGCCACTGGTGTTCCAAGTACAGCAGAAATAGTAATGAGAATTAGAGGCCATATACTATTGTTCAATACTAACAGTGGTGACAATACTATTGCATTTAGTGACGTAGAAAGTCCTCACATATACACGCCAACAAGTACAAATGCAGCTGGATCATTAGTGGTGAGAGACATGAATGGCGCTATTAAAGCTGCTGTACCATTTAAGGATGGCGCATTAGTTTTAGGTAAAGACCAGGCGTTTACTGTTAAATACGTTGGGTCACCGTTTTTCTTTACTTACAAGCAAGTTACAACAGGCATAGGCGCTGTGTCTAAGGCCAGTGTAATAGTTGTGAATAACATTGCCTACGGCATGGGACAAAGAGGTATATGGCAATTTGATGGTCTTAATTACAAGTATATTGATACGCCAGCACTACAGGAATTTATTCAAGAAAATTGGGAAGACAGTGAACTATCTAAGGTTTGCGCTACGTATGACTTAGAAAATAAAACAATTTACTGGTTTATCCCCACTGCTAATAATTCAGAAAATAGCTTGGGCGTTGTGTATAATGTGCAAAACGGTAGTTGGTCACGCATTGACTTTGGACGTACTGCTGCTGTTCCTTACATGGGAGCATTTAAGCATCCATACATGTTTGCGCATTCTGGTAGTACAGCAAGTTTAAGATCACATAACACTGAAGTAAATGACAATGGATCTGCATTAGCAGCAACATTGACGTCAAAGCCACTAGATTTTAATGAAGCAAATTTATTTAAAAGTATTACTTTTGTGTCACTGCAAATGAGAACACTGACAGGAACTGTAAACGTCAGATTAGGTACACAAAATAATTTAGATGACAGCGTGTCATTTTCGTCATCGACTGCCCTGGACGATGGTTTTGAAAAGATTAACGTAAGGCAAACAGGGCGCTTTATTACTTTAGAAGTATCCAGTACTGCCACAGGCGCTAACTGGGCAATGACTGGATTTGATATGCATGGTGTTCCAGCTGGGAGGATATAATGCCTATACTTCCTCAACGTGGCCAGGATGAAGAAGCTAACGAATACCTAGACAGAATACTGCCAGAACTAAATGAAATATTAGAAAATTCTGTTAGTGGTGGCGCATTTGTAAAAGACGGTAAAATATTTGTAAAAGTTGTTTCACCGTACAATGCAGCAGATAAAGACTTAGAATTAGGCAAGATGCTTACTAATTCTGCAAATATAGTAACAATAGACACTGAGAAGCTAGAGGACGCAGCTGTTACCTTGGCTAAAGTCGCTAATGGATCTATTAGTGGTGATAAACTAGTTACAAGTGAAGCTGTTATAACGCAAAGCGCTCAAATAGGTGACGCTACAATACTGACAGCTGCTATCGGTGACGCTCAAATAACAAACGCAAAAATAGGCAGTTTAGACGCTAATAAAATAACATCTGGATCACTTGCAGCAGATCGATTAGGCGCCAATAGTATTACGGCTGGCAAGATAGCAGCAGACACAATAACAAGTGACAAGATTGCAGCCAATGCGATTACAAGTAGTGAGTTAGCGAGTGACGCTGTAACAGCAAATAAAATTGCAGCGAATGCCGTGACAACTGATAAGTTATCAGCAAACAGTATTACAAGTACAAAATTAGCTACCAGTAGTTTAATAACGCAGTCAGCGCAAATAGATGACGGTATTATTACGAATGCCAAAATAAACAGTTTAAATGCTAATAAAATTAGTGGTGGCAGTATCAGTGCTAGTTTTTTGTCTGGTGGTACTCTTACTATTGGATCTGGTGGTATACAAACTATTGTAGGATCCTTTAACCCAGAAAACCTTAACGCTGGTGTTATTTTACAAGTATTAGCTAATAGTGTTGGACGAGGCACAGGTACAAGTACAGCAACTATTCCAAGTACTACATTTACGTCAACGAATAATACTTCATTCAATACAGATGCAGTTGTCGTATTAATTGCTAATGCAAGTACATTTTCAAGTAACCAGGGAACGCAAATAGCTACACGTTTTATGACAGGGTCAACGGCTTTGGCATTAACTCAAACGGCAGCTTGCAGTGGCGCTGGTCAAGCTGATGTTCGTATACACGCAGCCAGAGTACAATTAAACAAAAATCAGCAGTACTTTGCCAGTATATCATTTAATGACAATGGACAAGGCGAAGCTGGTCAAGGAACAGGATCAGCTGTAATTTTAGAAGTCAGACGAGTTTAATGAACGTAAAGCCACAATCCAGTCCAGAGGATTGGATTAGACTGGAACAGTACATTGATGACAGTCTCAGCGTAGGCGTAAGACTGTACACAGTTACTGATATATTTAAAGCAATAAGTACTGGTGAAATGCAGTTTTGGCCTGGTAGAGACTGCGTCATGGTCACAAGTATAATTAATTACCCACAATGCAAAATGTTAGACATTGTCGTGGGTGGAGGTAATTTGAAAGAGTTACTGTCAATGGAAAAGATTTTAGCTGTTTACGCAAAGCAACACGGTTGCAAATACCTTAGTACTGGAGGTAGGCGTGGATGGTTTAAAGCAACTAAAAGTCAACATCAAGTAATAACCGTTTTTAAGGAGATATAATGCCTAGTAAACAAAAAGTAGCAACAACTACATCGACAACAGATATACCAGAGTGGATGAAACAGGACTACGTTATACCAGCGTTAGACAAAGCGAAGGGCATGCTTGACGATGAATTTACGTCATTTACAGGCGATAGATTTGCTGACAAGTCACAATTTACAACTGACGCAATGAACAAAATTTCTGGTATGAATGACATGTCATTAAAAGACAGATCCGATTACATGAACCCATTTACAAATGAAGTCATAGACGCCAGTAACCAGATTATTAAAGATGAAACACAAAAACTTAATACAGATCTTTTAGGTAACAGCTACAACATTGGCGCAGACACTAATACCAGGGTTGGCGTTGCCCAGGGTGAGTTAGCGAGTTCAGCAGCAGACGCAATAGCAGACAACACCAGTAGATTAAAAATGGCTGGATTTCAGCAAGCTGGCCAGGACATGCTGCAAGACTTTAATTTAGGCGTGTCACAAGCTGACAACTTATATAAAGCTGGCGCAGTAGACCAGGCATTTGACCAACAACAAAAAGACTTTGACTATGGCGAATTTTTAGGCGCCCAAGGTCAAGAAGCCAAAAACTTAAATCAATTACTGGCAGCTATTGCTGGCGTTCCACAAGGCCAGGTATCTACACAACAAACACCGTACACAAGTAACCCATTTGCTACAGCTATTGGCATAGGAAGTAAGATAATGATGCCTCAAATGGGATTTATGCAAGGCACTGGTGGCCTGTCACCATTTGGACTAGGAACTGGTGGTTTTGGAGGCGCATTTTTTAATCCATTTCAATTTGGGATAAAATAATGAATATTTTAGACGTAGCAACACAGCCAACAAGTTCAAGAAAGCGCTTTGACAATTTAAGACGCTACAATGCGCTGCACTCTTTAGGTGACATGCTTATAGCGTATGGCGCACCTACAAAGGTTGGCGAAAATAATTTAAATGCGTTTATGCAAATTAGTGAAGCTGCCAATAAAAGAAATACTAATATTATGCAGCAAGAGCAGCAGTTTAACCAGGCATCGTCATTACTGCCATTAGTTGATCAATACGCTACTTCACTTAACCTATCGCCATCACGTATTGCACAAATTAAAGCAGATCCAGTAGGCAATGCGTCTTTTCTACAAGCATTACAAACTAATAATATGAATACGTCATTTGCTACATCTAAAGCAATTAAAGGTAATTTAGCGTCACTACAATTAGCAAAAGCATTGGGTATGCCTATGCTACAAGATAAATCTGACGAGCAATTACAGGGTTTAAGTTCTAATACTCAACTGCAACCATTCCTACAAACCTTTATTCAAGAAAAAGCAAAAAGAGGATTTCCAGATTTACAGGTCATGCAATTAAATAATGGTCAACTTGCTGTTTTTGATAAAAATGGTATTG